CAGGATCTCTTAGGGGATTAATCGTCGGAAGCGATTGAGTGAAACGCGAGGCTGGTATCCTCGTTAATAACTACCAAATAATTTCTATGTTCCCCAATCTCAGAGGACCGTCCTACAGCTTTTGCACATTAAGGTATTAGGTATCCTGATACGATGCAAAAGGTTTCACGGTAACCGTAAACGTTCGTAGGCCCAGCGGCTTAGAGATTTGGGGAACACCTAATATTGAATTGTATTAAAATACAGTGTAATTCAATATGCGGCAATATGAAACGATCTGGAATAGATTAAAACAAGACCAGAGAGTTTCTGTTACTTCACCACGTCATTATCATGCACGAATTATAAAAGCAGTAAAGAAAGAAAAGTGGAAGGATTTAGTACATAAATTACTTCTGTCTGAACAGGATCAGTATGCGAGACTTGTATTAGCTCGCTCTGGTCCTGTAATTACTTTTACTCTGCAAATTGTACGAAAACGTTTTAATTTGGAAGATTTATGAGATCAACTTGGACTGGTTTTACTGGAGGAACTGAAGTTATTGGAACTAAAGTTCGAGACTCACCAAGTGGTTTAGCAGTTCTTGTAAAGATTGAAGAAATTGATTTAGAGAAGATTGAGCCGCCGAAAGCGAAATGGATTCCATACTCACAAATTGAAGCTGGCTCATACAATAAGAACACCAGTGAATATAAGATGATTCTCACAGATTGGTTTGCTCGTAAACTTCATGAGGAGTTGTCAGAATGACTTCCGCATTACCTATTGAACTTCAACAAGATATTCTTCTTTTGGAAAAATCTGTTAAAGATAGACTCCCAGATACTCCAATTCTCCTTAAGAAGATTCATGAAGCATTACGTAAAGATCCAGACAATGTAACTCTTGCTTCTGAAGAAGAAATTGCTATTGTCTTTTCTGGTCTTGAACGTCAAACTAATACTTACATAACTCAGTCAATTACAAAAGCTAAGAGTACAGGCGCAAAATTGAAAAATCTTGGCGTCGATGATCTCTAAAGAAGCTGCATCTGTAATTCTTGCGTGGAAATTACAGTGGAATCGTTGGGAACTTCTGGATTGGCTTTCATGGTACTATCCAGAGTTTAATTATTCCCATAACGAATATCGTACAATTGAGAAAGAACTCTACATAGAGCTTCTCAAAGTGCTTGAGTCAATAAATCCAGCAGGTAGAGTTGAATTAGAAGCTCTTCTAGATCCTTTACCTTGGATTTCTCCTAAAGCTCAGAAAGAAATTATATGCTGGATGCAGACGAATTCCTTAATGTTGTTGTCCCTACGGCGCCAGCCAAAGAACCATACGTTAAGATTCCCGGTGAAGTTGATTATAGACTCAAACAACTCTCCTACTCCTCAGGTAATCTCCTCCACGCCTGTCCAAGAAAATACCAACTCTACAAACTCCATGCAGGAAGAGCAGAAGATTCAACGATTGAGAGCATTACGTTTGCTTATGGGCACGCGGTAGGATTAGGAACACAACTAATCTTTACAGATAAGTATGATTTGAAGGAAATATTTTGGCAGGTATATACAAAGTATCCGTTAAATATACTTCTGGAAGACGAAAGGGCGAAGAAATCATTCTTCAGTGCTCTTGCATGCTTAATGAAGTTGTACTACGCCAGAAAAGCAGGTTTCCTAAAAGATTGGGTAATTCTGGAGTGGGAAGGAAAACCTGCTATAGAATTCTCATTCTGCATCAATCTTCCAAACGGATTCAGATATCGTGGACATGTTGATGCAGTTCTTATTAATTGTGTAAATGGTAAAATCGGTGTTCTTGAAAGAAAAACTACAAAGAACAGAACCGAAGCGCCAGAGAAATATAAAAACTCTGCACAAGCTATTGGTTATTCGATTGTACTAGACCATTTATTCCCTGACCTTTCTTCATATGATGTGTTATATCTCTGTTATTCTTCCACGACGATGGAGGAATTTCCTTTTTTCTTTCCTAAATCTTTTCTCCAACGTGCACATTGGATTCAAGATGTAATTTTTGATTGTGATCTTATTACAAAATACGATGAAGCACAATTCTATCCTCAGCGAGGTGAGAGTTGTTATGATTATTATCGTCCATGTCAATATTATCAAACTTGTGGAATGGATATTGAATATCTTGCCACGAAATATAATCCAGATACTGATGAAGATAAGGTTGAATATCAAATTAATGTATCAATGCATGATCTTATTGAAGCACAACTCAGGAAAACTGTATGAATCTTGAAGATAAAGAAGCTTCATCTACAACTAGAGTTTGTGTAATGGGACTTTCTGGTACAGGTAAATCAACTCTTGTATCAAAACTTGCCGAGAAATATAAACTCTGGTGGTTCACATTAGATAATGATGCAGACATTCTTTTAAAACTACCAAAAGTCTGGTGGCCAAATGTTGAATTAATTGATATCCCAGATTCTGCTGTATTCCCCGCCGCCTGTGATACGCTTTTGAAACTCTTTAAGAATAGAGGTCGCGGATTTATTTGTGATACTCATGGAATCTATGATTGTAAGATCTGTCAAAAGTCAGGTAAACCAGGAACAAAATTAGATTTTACAAAGCTAGAATCTGATAGAGACATTGTTGTATTTGATACAGGTTCTCAGCTCGCACTATCAGCATTAGCTCATGCAACAAAAGAGCATGACGTTGATTATAAACCGGAATGGGATGATTGGGGTGCAGTTCGTAAATGGACTGAGTTCTTCACATCTGAATGGCAGGCTGCAAAATATAATCTTGTAGTTATCTTTCATGCAATTGAAGCAACTTTGGAAGATAATAGAGTTAAACTTGTTCCATCCTTTGGCTCAAAAGATATGTCCACTAAGGTGGCAAAAGCTTTTAGTCACGTAGTGTATACGGATGTGATAAATAAGAAACACAGAGCATATTCTGCATCTACGTACTCTAATACTATTCTCACAAAAAGTAGAACAGATTTTGAGATTGAGAAATTAGCTGAACCGTCGCTGATTCCGATCTTTTCTGGCCTCATTCCATCCACGAAAATTGTTGAGGAAGTTATTGCTGAAACTCCTGCAACTCAATCTTCTCAACTAGAAAATGCTAAAATGACATTGAAAGATCTACTTAAGAAAAGCTAAAGATGACAATAATTATTGGAGTAGCTGGAAAAGCTGGTTCAGGTAAAGATACTGCTGGAGCAATGATTGTTGATTGGGTATCAGAATATAGAAGTAATAAAGTACACAAACAAAATTTTGCAGACGCTCTAAAGCAATATTGTACTATAAAATACTATATTCCAACTGATTGGTTTTATGATAGTAAACTTAAAGAAACAATTCATCCAAATTGGGGAGTAACACCGAGAGCAATTCTTCAATTTGAAGGAACAGAAGCAACACGAGATATTGTAAGAAATCTTGTTCCAAGTATTGCAGAAAATTTTTGGATTCATAGACTTGGATGTGAACTTAATGATAGAGACAATAACTACGCAGTTATTTGTGATGTAAGATTTCAAAACGAAGCTAACTGGATTCTTGCTGTACCTGGCAATCTATTGATTAATATTATTCGACCAGGAGTTACTTCAATAGCTGGAATAACTGATCATAGATCTGAACTTGGTTTTACTACTTTAGAAGGAGATGCATATTATGAATTACTAAATGATGGATCATTGAATGATTTAAGACTTAAACTTGATTATTTTTTAAGGACTTACTTACCATGACTAACGAAGTTGATGCACTGCTTGATGCAACTCTTGACGATCTTCCTGATCTGCCTGAATTCAAGCCATATCCCGCAGGTGTTCATAAGGCAAAGTTGACATTTGAAACTAAAGTCAAGGCCGCCGAAAAGAATAAGCCTAAGGAAGTCACAATCCACGCAAAGTTGTCTGCAATTGAGACAAAGGAACTGGCTGACGATAAGGTAGATGCACCGCTGAATCCTGGTGATGAAACCACAGTTATGTACCAACTCAGTAATGAGTTTGGACAAGGAGCACTTAAGAATCTGCTGAAAGATTTGGCTTCAGGTCTTAAACTGCCTGATGGATCTTCTCTTTCTGCAATTATGGCTGCTGCACAGAACTGTGAAGCTTTATTCACCACAACTGCTCGTGTGAATAAGAACAATAAAGATCAAATCTTTACGCAAATCAAGTCAGTTGCGTTTGAATAACTAAACCAAGGGTCGGAGTAGAAATATTCCGGCCCATTCTTTGGAGCTTCACAATGAACTATCAATTAAGAAATAAAACAGTTGATGCATATCAATTAGAAGACTTTAATGGGACTATAAGAGAACTACCTCCAAAATGGGTAATTGCAAAAATTCTTGATGGTACATTTAAAATTGAAGCAGATACTAGATCAATTCGATTCTCAAGCTTTCTTGTAAGTCCAGGTGCTTGGATTGTTAGAACTTCTGAGGGGCAAATTTTTGCTTTATCAAATGAAAGTTTTCAAGAACAATATGAAGCAATTCCTCAAGAGCCTCCTCAAGTACTTTCTGAGTAAAAATGTCCAATAAACTGTTTCTCGGCACAGTTAATGACGAGAATTATCTTGCCCATTTGAAGCCATACTTCGGTGGGCATTCTTGTTATGTTTATACTAAATCAGTTGATACAGTTACTGAATTAATTCTTTATTGCAAGAAGCGAGATATCAATGGAGTTATATCGACTAATAAAGAAATTCTTAAGAAACTTCTCGCACAACAAGGAAATGTTAAATCGACTGTTTCTCTTAAAGATTATTCCGGTTCCTTATTCAAACGGGACGGAGTTGAGATTGTATTTATTCCCGAACTTAAACAATTGTTCACTGTTAATTATGGACGATTCCTCATCGCCCGATATATTTCAAAACTAACTTCGCCGCAAATATGGCGGGAGCCTACAGAATTTCGTTGGGACGTTGGTACACCATCTAACTTTGAGAAATTCTATGAGCTCTATAAAACAGCCTTTATTATTGCAGTGGATATCGAGACTTTTAAAGAACACACTGCGATTCGTTGTATTAATTTCACTGCTTTGTTTGTGGCGCCTAACGCTAGTCTTACTACTCATTCAATTGTTATTCCTGCAGATTCTTTATTCAATCTTCTATGGATTCGTAAGTTTGCTTCACTTCCTGCACCAAAAGCCACACAGAATGGTAAATATGATAATGCTTATTTGCTTAGGCATGGCATTATATTATACAATTGGGTGTGGGACACAGCGCATTTAATGCACTCATGGCATTCAGAACTTCCGAAGGATTTAGCATTCATTAATGCTTTTGTTCTTCGGAGTGTTCAATATTGGAAAGATCTTGCTGACACTCATGATCTTGAACAATATTATAGATACAATGCAACAGATGGATGGGCAACTGTAAATGCCCTAATTGCATTGATTGAAGAAATGCCTGACTGGGCGAAACGGAACTATGTTCTAGAGTTCCCAGTTAATTTTCCTTGTATTCTCTATGAAATGACAGGAGAGAAACGAGATGAAGAAAGGCTCAAAGAAAAGAACGCCGAGGTATCGGCTAAAATTGCTAAGGCGGAGATTTCTCTCAGGAAGATGGTCGGGAATGCATCTTTCAACTCGAACTCGCCGAAACAGGTTAAAACCTTACTTACCATCCTCGGTTGTGAAGATTTGGCTGAAATCTCCTCAGATGAAATCCATCTTAAAAAGGCGATACTGCGTCATCCCCTCAATCAACGTATTCTCACTTCCATTTTAGATATTCGTGGATGGGTAAAATTAGTTTCCACGTATCTTCAAGTTGGAGAGAAAGCAAAAGAATATTCTGGTAGACTTCTCAGTGCAATGAATCCACATGGAACTGATACTGGACGTTGTGCTAGTAGAGAACATCATTTCTGGTGTGGATTTAATAAACACAATATTCCAATTCGCGAAGGTCCAATTGTTAGAGAAACCTATGTTGCAGATAAAGGGTTTCTTTATGCAGAGTGTGATCTCTCAAAAGCTGAATCCTGGGATACTGCATATATAAGTGGATCTAAAAAGATGATTATTGCGGTATCATCGCCGCAAGATTTTCACGCAGTTAACGCCTCCCTGTTCTTTGGTATTTCTTATGACAAAATCTTTGACGATAACACCAGAAAAGTTTTGGATAAGAAGCTCCGTGATCTCGCAAAGAGGACAAATCATGGAGCAACGTACAACATGGGAGCCCAAGTTCTCATTGATACAATGGGTGAAGATAAAATCGAAGAAGCAAGAAAACTTTTGCGTCTATCGAAGCTTTGGTCTCTTACTCAAGTTGCGTTATATCTACTTGAATGTTTTCATAGAGCGTACCCAGATATCAGGGAAGTTTATTATCCGTATGTGGTCGCTGAAATCGTCAAAAAGAAGGTGTGGATTTCCAGGGTATACCATCATACGCCTTATAATGAAGCCAATTACCCAAATGCCAAAGAATACATAGAAGATGGTGATTGGACTAGATATTGTTTTGGCCATCCTGATAAGAATAAGATGGATCTGAATTCTTATGTTGCGCATCCGCCGCAATCTTTAAATGCGAGAACTCTGAATGAAGCTTATCTCTTGGTCTTTACCGAAGTTGCACTTCCGGAGGCAGGAAATTTCAAACTCGGTCCTCAGATACATGACAGTATTAAGTTCCAATTCAGAGACGGCTATATTCATCTCGCTCAAAAAGTCAAACAACTCATGGAGATTCCTGTTACCATTAAGAGTATCGACAACGTATATCGTACTTTCACTGTTCCCGCCGACCTTAAAATGGGAAAGGATAATAAGGGCGTCAAATACTGGAGTGAAACAGAATGAGATTAACACAACACCCAAGTAACAATGGTGTACTTTCAGCACCAAAAGAACTATCTCATAATGAATGTTCTGCTGCCCCCATAACACGTGTACAATATAGTGATGGTAGTATGGAGGTACAAACTTATTGGGAACCAACAGCACTTGAAATTCGAGCACTTCAACAAGGTAAAAAAGTTCGTGTAGCAGTTTTAGGTTTTACAATGCCTCCAATTCGTGTGGAGATTGAAGAATGATTCCAGCTACAGATAAGATTCTAATGAACGTAACCTACATTCATGAAAGATCTGGAGGTGTTTATAGAACTGTTCTCATGCTTGTAGATTTTAAAGGTAAAACTAAATGGATTCATGAGCCTGTAGTTGTATATCAAAAACTAGTTAGTTCATTATTCTACGGTAAAACTGAATCTGAATTTCGTAAAACTTTTACTAGGACTATATCACATGGACGAATCTGAAACAATTCCTTATCCACAGGTGTCTATATCTATTAGATTAAAACCAGATTCTGCCTGGTTCACTGCGTATATCAGTGTGTTAGAATATCATTCTTTTCTAGCTACTGGAGCGAGTAATGGAATTGAAGCGTTTGAAATTAAGGTAGTAGAATGGAATTCTGAAAACAATGAATTCCACGACTGTTATATAATTTTTAATCCAACCACAAAGTCTTGGAGAATTGGGCATGACACTTGATATACGAGGTGTTCCATTTTTTAAGGACGGTATTTTAGATCAGGTGACAATTCATTTAAATACACCTGAAGCAATTCATTCTTTTATTCATGACATTATGAATAAGGCGCTTAATTGCGGTGAAGATTTACCACCAGAATGGAAGGAATTAGCTGATAGAATTGAGCTTGGTAGCAGCAGGCAAGATTATTATAAACAACAAAAGACACGAACTAAAGTTATAGAAACTCAGAAGGTAATTCTTACAGACCCATA